GGAGGAGGCATAACTTGTCTATAAAAGACAGGTGGACTTAAATAAAAGATCATAGTAAAGTCTTCACCTGCCGCAACATAATTATAGATTTGGTATGGCTCCAGAGCTGGGATGCAAGTTCCTAATAGCTCATAGGACGGCTGATAAATATCAGGTGTTGTCCATTGGGTGCCCCTTCTTCCTGGAGCAAAACGATATCGAGAATAGTACGGGATCTCGAACGACTGAATGGGATTGACCTTAGTGGTCCATCTAGTCGCCCCTGTAATACCATTAGAGTTCTTGTTGGCATTAAGGATAACGTATTTTTGAGCTGGTATGAGACCGGCAGAATACCGAATACCATCTGAAGGTAGGGAATCAAGTCCATCTCCTACCTCAGGAGAGACACGACTAACAGACCACGTCGCGTCACCAACCTTGGCATCTCCGATCTCGCTATCAGTAACAATATTGAAAGTTGCATCGGTGGTGTACCGGATGGAACCTCTCCAGCCACCAAATGCAGGCTTAAGATAATTCAAAAGAGTCATCCTAGCATAGACATAGTTACCACTAGTAATATCTTGGATAACATTATTGTCTGCATTGGTGAAGGAGGTGTACCCGGGAGTAATTGGAAACATCGTACGATCGAATGTAACCAAAGCTCCAGTTCCATTGTATTCCGTTTCCAAGAAAGCCAAGACTTCATGAAGATTATATCTCTTCAGCAAGGTCCTAAAAGAAGTAATGGCTTCTCCCATATGTATCCGGTTGATTAAAGAATCAACCGGACTGTAGGGACCCATGTGGTTCAACATGGGTGGGCCTGCAATGGGAACGTCGTCTATTTCCTCAGACTGGGGTTCAATTTCACATTGATTATCCTCCGGATCAGGAGGAGGAGGTAATTGAAAACCCAGTAAACCTAGATAGTAGTCCGTAGGGGCTGCTACTTCAAAGTCATCACATGCGGAAACAAAAACGTTGACTTGGATGTCATTGTTCACCTCTGAGTTAGGCACAGTTAACTCGTTCACGATATAAACGGAGAGAGTTCCGTTCCCTTCTCGTGAAGAAAGAGTATTGTAAGTCACAGGAGAGTCACCAAAATAAGTGCCTGAGCTTTGAGATAAGCCCAAATGGTGTCTCCATGGGGTGGTCTGACCCCAACCAACTTCAATACTGAAATCGTTGTTTTCTGCAATATCCACAATCTGGGTATATGCAGTATTGTACTCGGATGAACCATCCTGAGGTGTTCCAACGGGATCGTAGACGAACTTTAAACGACCTTTATGATAACCGCTACAAACAATCTGAAAGCGATATTTCATGGAACCTTTCCAATATTCAAATGGCATTGCTGCAAAACAGCAAGCTGGCATATGAATCTCAGGATTTGTTGCCCCATTTTCATTAAAGATGCAGGGGTCAACAACGACATTGAACAGAAGAGTTTCAACGGTAGTTCCGACATTCCAGTCGAAGGAAGTGAGAAAAGACTCACGAGCAGCAATTTCATGAATTACTAGCTCGTCTTTAGCATCAATTCCAGCGACATTAGGGTCGATCGTCAACTCGTTCTTAGTGTCAACAACTAACTTGACAAGATTTTCCTTCCCATCAGTGTCAGCCATTGACTGTCGGGTCATTGGTTGAAGAGGGCAAATTTCTGGGGCAGCCGGCTTAGAATAACCAAAAAGCGCTGCCATTTTAGCAATAGAGTTTGCCCCTATTTCGGTTGCTATAGCGAAGTTGTTGATAACCGGAACTTTTGTTAAAGCTCCTGCAACTTTCGCTATAGCGGAGGCGGGCTTAGAAATAATACCACTCCACTCCTCTTTAGCCTGTGGGACGATCGATCCAGGATCTGTCTGTGTTAAAACAGAAAGATCCACGTTCTCGGCCCATACAAAGACAGACACCGTCACTGGTTGTGTGGCGCCATTAGCGTGCTTTAGAGGTTGTAGAGAAGATATTGTTATCTGACCCATGTCTTCCCAACCCTGACCTGGTACGTCCAACATATTCAAAGGAGTAAAGAACGGTAGGAATAGTTCTCCTCCTTGAGATTCCGTAGGATTCAAGAAAACGTGTGGTCGCTGTGAAGCTTCCACAATGTCTGCTTGGATACCTGGACGTAATAATGTGGTACTATCAAGGTTGGGTAATGGTTTATAAGATGCCAAGAGGCGCCCATAATAGAAAGCGTTTCCGTTAAGCATAAACTTAACTCGTAAATTAGCCTTCATAAGTTTGAAATTGGTGATACGATTTATGACACGCTTATTTTCAAAATATAGCGTCCACGGATCGATCACCGTGTTGAGAGTAACTCCTGCACCAACAGGCCAGTCAATCTCTGTTACTTTTATGGGTCTGCTAAAGAAATTCTCTAGTGTTGCATCTTTCATGAGAGTGGACGACCGCAAGGGATCACTATTAGTCCATCCACGTTCATCAACAAAACCAGGGTGTGCATCAGCAAAATGAACATTCTGAGAGTTCAGAGATTCCGCAGGAGTGCCTTCTTGAGGTCCTTCATCCTGATGAGAGTCCATTTCTAATGCTTGTGGGTTCGCGTCATCCAACGCTTGAAGTCTCTGAGTGACTTCCAAACTCCCCAAATTCTGAGATTCGGGCGCTCTCCTTCCCATCAAAGGGGTACTATAACATACATTAGGAAAATAGAAAAAACAAGTTATAAAATAAATGTACACCTATAAAAATATAACATGTAAAATGAAATCATGAAGTAATATGCAAGCCTGTTTGTGTACCAACGGTATCCAGGCATAATACCTTCACTAGGTCTCTGATTTCAGAGATGACCTAGCATTTAACATCACTGGCGTATTTTTCTAGCCAGATGGCAACCCGTACCTCATAAGGAACGAAAGCCTTGGTTGGACATAGTCCTGCAGCATAAGCCACTTTTGTCAATTGCTCCAGACGCATTTCATAGTGCTCACGTCCATAAGCAAACCACTCGTGAAGTGCCGTCTCCATACAACATAGAGCCACTTCATGTTTAGTAGTGGATTTCGAGCGCAGATTGCAGTGTAGAGACTTAAAAATACTAGCCTCGTCTAATCTACCGATGGGTACTGGAATACCCTCGATGATAACACTGGTACGTTTGAGGAAATCTGCATCCTCCTCCGCCATGAAAGCACAGGCGTCTTCTGACTTATCAGGGAGTGTTATCTTCATACCATGTTGGTCCAGGTATTTTTGATAAGCATAGAAGTCAAATTTCCTATAGTCCTTGTGAACGGAACCTTTGAAATCATCCCCATATGTCATTGCGGCAACACGTTTACGAAAATCCTGCTCGTCTGGATAGACGTGAAAGAATCCCATGCGAACGTACAACGAACCAGCTGTACTATTTATGTTCACAGTAATATTGTTACCAGACGTGTTCATGTTGAACGCCATGATCAAAGTACCATTCCAATCAATCATTGGATGGACTATATCAGCAATCATGGCTGCCATGATCTGGAGGGCCTCTTGCGGGTAGCCACCCCGTCGAGCTAAATCAATATAGCTCTTAAGTACCGCAGCAGTCATCTGAGAATTCATTCGTACATCGTATTTCGAATAGTCCCAGGCAATTACCATATTGTCTGCGGCAAATTTTGTGGCGTGATCCATCAAATCTTTCCACTCAGGAGAAAATGCATTAACTCCTACTGCACACTCCGAAATCAGAGGGTGCAAAGATAAAAACCTAGCTATTGGTAAAAAGTATATCCTAATAGCAAAGGAAAGACTTACTGGTGCGGCTTGGAACACACGCACTTTTGTTTTCCCTATTTTCGTAGGCTCATCTTTCAATGTAGCACTACTGATAGGGTAAGCACGTTTATTTTGCTTCCAACAGGAAACTAAACGATCGTACTCATCAAGCACTTCTTGAGAAGGAACGCGATCCACCAAGCGTTCTCCCTCTCGGATTTCTTCAAAGTGCTTCTTTTTTGGGCCAAAAACAGGAAAACCCATGCTCGTTGACATAACCAGAGCATCGATAAACCTTTTTCCATCAACTCCCAAAATGGACTCCTTAAAAGTTAAAGGTCTAAAACCCTCCTTTGGTGCATAAGCATCCATCAGAGGGTAGAGATCCTTTAACCAATCCTGACGTGCACGTTCCAACTCAGACGGTAAGAAATGGTCTGAAGGGTTAACAACGTACTCAAGGGTAGCATTAAACGCTTCCCAATTGGGTTCCAACTTAGGAGGTCCAAAATCGGACTTTACGCCCATAAAACTCTCCACATGTGGAGAGAGGATTGAAGGCTCAACGCAGGATTTTTGCTTTGCTCTCAACTTCGTAGAGCCAATAACAGAAATGGCTGCTTCTGGACCAAGCGAATTAATGTATTTCGCTTTATCACTAACCTTCGTGGAGGACAACACATCACGACCCATTTGTTTTTTGGGTATCTCTGAAGATTGTGCCATAACAACGACACCATCTTGTTTACCAAGTGTTGTGACTGCCTCCAAATACCGTGTTAGAGTGAGGGTTTGCATAATTCCGTACCCTTTACCGTTTCCTCCTATATGAAGTCCGAGGATAACGGGTTCACTCTTTTTTGCGGTAAGTAATCCCATACAAGCACCATCCTTTGCTTGGGTGGAAGTATAATCTCCACCTTGCATTTTCTTGTACTTGTGTGCAACTTCCTTCATTGTTGCACAAACCGTTTCAACTGACAGCTGACCATCTTTGTCACGTACATAGAAATTAGCCATGTTACTACCAGTAGGCTGGTTTAATGGGAGAAATCTCCAGGCGCTCTTCACGTTATCAAGATTTGGAACATATACTAAACGTAAATCCAAATCATCAAACACATATGAGTGAGTTTTTCTTTCAGCAGTAAACTTGAAAAAACCACCTGCACCTTTTGATGTCTTTTTTACCTCTACTTTTACCCATGGACTAGGTTCCTTAGTCATGTCACCACCAGGATAAAAGATGTGCTCCGGCATAAGCACAAAACCATTTTGGAAGCTGACCACATTGCTTCCTGTGCGAGATCCATCCTCGCGTTCGAAAGTTGCCCACCAGAGATTCTTTGGAAGAGTCTCAGTTACCTGATCTGGTGAAACATGCTTTACGGCATTAGTACTTTCATACTTAAAACCGACAGAGCCTAACCAACTTTCAAACCAACCTTTCGATTGGTCAATAGCTTCAGGGCTTTCCAGCCCCTGAGCCTCTATGCGCCGAGAGTTCCACACATGCAAAAGCTTGACACCAATCACTAATGATGCTGTCATCAAAGCATATTTTGGAACACATCCATCTCGGACTTGCTTGACGTAATCAGGTAATGCGTTTCTGCGTTGGCTGTATTCTTGACGAATTACAATCTTACGCGCACAATAACCTGCGTACAAGAGGCATCCACCGCCTGTGGATGCAAGGGAGGTTATAATACCTCCGCGCCAACTACGTTTGTAAGCAGAATAGCCGAAACCCAAAGCCGTACCTATAGCCAACCTATGCAAATAATTGCGATAATTATACATTGCAGCGGAGGCTTGCCAGTATGTAACAGCACCTTGAAAGTACTTGGACTGATACATAAAATCTGGGACTAGCGCCACCACCCAAGGGGTGGCGTAGGTGTTGAGATCATTTTTCAACTCTTGAGCCAACTGGCGAGTAGCTAACCATTTAACGGGAGAGTAGCCCACTAAATTGTTTAGCCACCAAACCGGTGAAACCCAAGACTGAACATATGATGTCAAAGACTTCGTAGCTGCATTCACTAACACGTCGCTCAAAGCTTCTATAGCATGTGGTTTAATTCCTTCTGCTACAGGTATTGCTTCTTTAGCGGGACAGCAAACACATAAAGGTTTGGGCAAAGAACATACTTCGCAGTATTTGATGGAGTCGAACTTCTCAGCTTTCTCGACAACACCATCTTGCTTTCC